AAGAAGGCGGCGCGGAAGGCTGCGCCTCGACGTCGCGCGCCGAAGCCGACGCCGTGGTGGGGTGCCGGCCCTCATCCGCTCGCGGCCGGCGTCACGATCGACATTCCCTGCAAGTGGCATCGCACACGGAAGCGGTGGGAGTCCCCGGACGGGCGCTACTACTTCGACGAAAAGCGTGCGGCCCAAGCGGTCAACTTTTTCCCCGCGCTGCTCGTGCATCACATCGGCGAGTGGGACGGCCAGCCGTTCGAGCTCCTGCCCTATCAGGAGTACGCCACGCGCGCCGCGTTCGGCTGGAAACGCGCGGACGGGATGCGACGCTTCCGCAAGCTCTTCGTCGCGGTCCCGAAGGGGTCGGGCAAGTCGCCGTGGGCTTCAGGTCTCGGCTTGCTGCTGACGCGGTACGACTTCGAGCCCGGCGCGGAGGTCTACGCCGTCGCGGCCGACAAGGATCAGGCGCGGATCGTGTTCAACACATCGAGGATCATGGTCGAGCGTTCCGGGGAGCTCAACAAGGACCTCGAGTGCTTCCGCAACTCGATCACGGCTCGCAACGGGACCGAGTATTACCAGGTACTTTCGGCCGACGCCAATACGAAGCACGGGTTTCGGCCTCACGGGATCATCCTCGACGAGTTTCACGCCCAGCCCGATCGCCGGCTCTTCGATACGTTGTATCGCGGCATGGGGAAGCGTCGGCAGGCGATGCTCGTCATGATCACGACGGCCGGCGACGACGACGAGTCGATCTGCTATGAAGAGTGGGAGTACGCGCGTCGGCTCATCAAGGGGGAGATCGAGGACGACATCTACCTCCCCGTGATCTTCGAGGCGGCGCCAGAGGATGACCCCACTTCCCGCGAGGTGTGGGAGCGAGTCAACCCTGGCTTCGGGATAACGATCAAGGCCGACACTTTCGACACCGAGAGCAGGGCCGCGCAGAACGAGCCCCGCAAGCTCAACAGCTTCCTGCAGCTCCATCTCAACCGCTGGGTCAATCAGGCGGTGGCGTGGATCCCGATCGACTGGTGGGACGCCTGCCAGGCCGAGCGGCCATCCGATGCGGAGCTCGGCCAGCTCGTGTGTGCGGCCGGGCTGGACATGGCCCAGAAGATCGACCTGACCGCCTTCGTCGTCGCGTTCCGCGAGCCGCTGGCCGACGCCCATGTGGATGCCGAGGTGGTCGACGAAGAGGGCGAGACGCGGCCGGTGTCGCTCAACTACCGCATCCACGTTGTCCCGTACTTCTGGCTTCCCGAGGAGACCGTGAGGGACAGGGAGCAGGGGGGGTTCACTTCATTCCGCACGTGGGCCGAAGCCGGCCAGCTCACGATCACCGAGGGTGCGATCATCGACTATGATCGGGTGTTCAAGGACATCACGCAGAAGATCGCGCCGCGCTTCCCGCTGCTGAAGCAAGCGCAGATCGGCTATGACCCGGCCTTCGCGACCGAGCTTGCGCTCAAGATCCAGGGTGCCGGGTTCCAGGTGGCCGAGGTGCTCCAGAACTACAAGCACCTGTCCGAGCCGAGCCAGATCCTCGAGGCGCTGGTGAAGGCGAAGCGCCTGCACCATGACGGGCATCGGCTGCTCAGGTGGAACGTCGAGAACGTGGCGATCCGGCAGGATGACGCCGGCCGCATCCGGCCAGTGAAGCCGAAGCGGTCGGCGAAGAAGATCGACGGCGTGGTGGCGACGATCATGGGCCTGAGCCGGCTGATCGCCCAGCCCGTGCCGATCGAACAGAGCTACACGATCGAGAGGCTGGCATAATGGACCGCTGGGATATCCTAGGGGGCGTGGGTGCCGTGCTCGTGGGAGGCGGGATCTGGGCGCTGGCGAGCTGGCCCTGGGCGTGCATCTGGTGGGGCGGGCTGATGCTGGGGGTGTACGCGACCAATGAGCTGCGGGGAGGTGGTGGGTGAGCGTGACATTTACGGACGCCGATGGGGCCGTGACTGCACTGGACCGGCTCGCACGCCTGGAGGACAACTGGGATGGCCACGGTGCGGTTGGCATCTCGGAGGCGGTGATCATACGGACCCGCAGACTGCTCTCGGCCTTCGCGCTTGCAAGGTTCCCGACGCCCGCTCTCGTCCCGACAACCTGCGGCGGGATCCAACTCGAGTGGCACGCAGGGGGCCTCGACGTCGAGATAGACCTCGACCCCAAGACCGACGACCTGATCGCGGATGTGAGTTGCACTGGAGGATGACGAAATGGGGCTGCTGAAACAGGCGTGGCAGGCGTCGGTGTCCTGGACTCCCCTGGACGAGCGCTGGTATCAGTCCGATCTGGGCGGGGTGTCGGCGTCAGGCATCGCCATCTCGGCCGAGGGAATCCTGCGATGCGGGACCGTGCTGGCCGCCGTGCGTTTCCTCAGCGATGCGTGGGGATGAGCCCGCCGCAGGTGTTCCGGCGCACAGCGAATGGCCGCGAGGACGCGCCGGATCACAACGTCCAGAGGGTCCTCCGGAATCCGACGAAGGCTCATACGGGCTACCGCTGGCGTCACCACGCGATGACCATGGCCGCGACCTGGGGCAACGCCTATCACGAGATCGTCGGGGGCGCCCGGTCGTTCGCCGAGGAGCTCCGTCCGCTGCATCCGTCGCTGATCGAGGTGAGTCGGGTGCGCTCGGACGGGTCGCTCGAGTACGAGTATCGGCCGCAAGGCGGGCCGATGAGGACCCTCCGCCAGGACGATGTGCTGCACTTCCGCGGGCTGTCGACTGACGGCCTCTCGGGTGTTCCGATGTACCAGATGATCCGCAACGCCGTGGGGATCGCGATGGCAGCCGAGAAGCACGTGGGTACGTTCTTGAGGAAGGGTGCGCGGCTCTCGGGGATGCTCGTACCGCAGGCACCGCTTGATCGGCCGCAACGGAAGGAGCTGCGCGAGTCGTGGAACGCGGACTTTGGCGGCTCCGACAATTCGGGCAGCGTTGGGGTGCTCCCGTTCGGGCTCGACTTCAAGCCGATGGCGTCCGACAACTCCAAGGCTCAGCTGCTCGAGCTGCGGAACTTCCAGGTCGGGGAGATCTTGCGGTTCTTGGGGGTTCCCGGGGTTGTGGTGGGCTATGCAGACAAGACGGCGACCTACGCGAGCGCCAAGGAATTCTTCGAGTCCGGCGGGATCAAGCACTCGGTGATGCCGTGGGTGATGAACTTCGAGGCGGAGGAAGAGAAGGCGCTGCTGCTCGAGGGGGACTCCCACTACATCAAGCACAACCTGGACGTGCTGCTCCGCGCCAACACCAAGGATCGGTTCGACGCGCTGTTCAAGGCGTGCGGTCGACCGTGGCTGACGGGGAACGAGGTGCGGGAGATCGAGGACTGGAACCCGATCACGGATGACGAGGGGATGGATCAGGTGGCACAGCCGCCGAATACGGCGGGAGGGGTGGAGGAGGAGCCTCCGGAGCCGGAGCCAGAACCCGGCCCGCCACCGCCACCGGCAGAGCCGGAGCCACGGGACGAGGACGAGGAGGCCGAGATGGCCTCGATCGCCCGGAACTTCGTGGCGGACGCAGCCGATCGCGTTGTGCGGCGTGAGGTCGCTGCGGTTCGTGGACTTGGCGGCCATGGGTCTGGTGGCGGCCGAGATGCGGCGCAGAAGCGAGCCCGGAATCCGGCGGCCTGGCGGGCCTGGGTCCGAGATTACTATGCCGACCATGCCGCTACCGTTGCCGAGATGCTACACGTTACCCAAGAGGCGGCCGAGGGTTATGCCCGGGGCCAGAGAGACGCGGTGCTAGCCGGCGGTGTGGCTGCGACTAATGGCTGGGAGGAGACTGTGCCGCCGCGACTGGCCGCGCTGGCGCTTGGAGTTGGAGGTTGAGATGCTGAGCCTGATCAATCATGTTGCCGGCCGACCGTGGGCGATTCATGGGGAGGTGGCGACCCAGGTCCGCGGACTCGTTGCCCGTGAGGGCCTTGGGGCGCTACGCCATCTGGCCGAGCTCAAGGCTGATCTCCACACATTCGATGCTGGCGAATCCATGTCCGCGCAGGCCGCGCGTCAAAGCCGGTCGGGTTCCCGGGCCGTGGGTGTGGCGGTCGTGCCCGTCATCGGCACGCTTACCCAGCGGGGCGACGTCATCAACAGCGTGTCGACCCGCTCCACTGACGGGGTTGCCGCCGAGGTGCGCGCCGCTGCGGCGGATCCGCAGGCGGACGCGATCGTGCTCGACGTCGACTCGCCAGGCGGCGAGGTCTTCGGTGTGCCCGAGGCGTTCGCGGCGATTCGCGAGGCGACAAAGATCAAGCCGGTGGTGGCTGTGGCCAACTCCTTCGCGGCCAGTGCGGCCTACTACCTGGCCAGCGCTGCGGACGAGATCTGGGTGACGCCATCCGGGCAGGTCGGGAGCATCGGGGTCTATGCGCTGCACGTGGACGCGTCGGCAGCTCTCGAGGCGGCCGGCGAGAAGTGGACGTTCATCTCAGCCGGCAAGTTCAAGGTCGAGGGCAACCCAGCCGCCGAGCTCGGCGAGGAGGCCCAGGCGTCCATGCAGGACATGGTGGATCGCTACTACGATATGTTCACGCGCGATGTGGCTCGGGGCCGGGGCCGCGAGATCGGCGTGGACGCGGTGCGGCGGGGGTTCGGCGAGGGGCGGATGGTCCTAGCCAAGCCGGCAATCGACGAGCGGATGGCCGACGAGATCGGAACCCTGGACGACGCGATCCGTCGAGCGTCTCAGCTCGGCCAGGCCCGGACGTCGACTGCGAAGGCCCAGCGGCTGGCGGCTGTCCGGCTGGCCACGAACGCGCGGGGTTGACAGCGCGACGGGTTGTGCTAGGCTGATTTCGTAGACGCATCGGGCACCGGCCCTAAGGCCGCGAAGCCTACCCCGCAACACGCGGCCGTCCTAAGATGGCGCTGAGTGGGTATCGAGAGGATATCTCGGTGCCACCAGCGCCTTTCGCGCGTCTGGCACCTAACAAGGAGTCAGACGATGACGAAGCTCAACGCGCTCAAGCAGGCGGCGATCGAAGCACGCGGCGCCCGGCTCGGGCTCCGAGACGCCCAGAGCGAGGCCAAGGCCAAGGTGGCCGGCCTGCTCGAGCTGGCAGCGGCCGGCAACCTTCCAGAGGACAGGCAGGGCGAGCTCTCCGACGCCCAGGCCGCGGCGATCGTGGTCGACGGCAAGCTGAGGGCTCAGGAGCAGCTGATCCAGGTCCGCGAGGAAGAGCTCGCAGCCGAGGAGCAGCGGATCGAGGACGAGCGCGCGGAGGCGGTCCGCACCGGAGCGGGACGTGTGGCCTCGGTCAGCGCTCCCAACTTCGAGGCGGACCCGCGCAAGGGGTTCCGGTCGCATTCGGAGTTCCTGCTGTCCGTGATCGCGGACAGCGGCCACAGAAGCCGGGATCAGGTCTCGGACGAGCGGCTGCGCTTCCTGGCCCAGGCGGACGAGCCCGAGCTGGCGTTCATGTTGCCGGTGGCGTTCACTCCGCGCCCGATGTCGGCCGTCGGGTCCGACGAGCAGGGCGAGTACGCCGACACCTACGGCGGCTTCGCGCTCCAGACCACGCGGCTCCCCGGGATGCTCCAGATCTCGCCGGAGGCCGATCCGACCGCGGGCCGCACGCAGCCGGTCCCGATGTCTTCGCCCTCGGTGGAGATCCTGGCCCGCACGGACAAGGACCACAGCTCGGTCGTGTCGGGCGGGTTCACCGTGACCCGTCGGCCGGAGACGGTCGCCGCGACCGCAAGCCGGATGGCCATGGAGATGGTCACGATGAAGGCCACCGGGCTCTTCGGGCTGTCCTACGTGACCGAGGAGCTGCTGGCGGACTCGCCCATCTCGTTCGTGGCGATCCTTCAGAGCGGGTTCCGCGACCAGTTCGCGGCCCACATGCTCAACGAGAAGCTGCGCGGCTTGGGCGGCGCGGAGTACCTCGGCGTGCTGACCGCGCTGGCGTCGGCCAGCCTGGGGCCGACGCTGGCCATCACGAAGGAGGTCGGGCAGGCGGCGGACACCATCGTGACGAACAACGTGGTGAAGATGGCCGCGCGCTGCTACAACTTCGGGAACGCGATCTGGATCGCGAACCACACCTGCAAGCCTCAGCTCTACGTGCTGTCGATCACGGTCGGAGCCGCCGGTGTGCTGATGTACCAGCCTTCGAAGGGGGACGGGTTCCCCGACATGCTGCTCGGCAGGCCGATCTTCTACTCGGAGTTCGCGAGTGCGATCGGTGACGTCGGGGACATCATCCTCGGCGACTGGAGCCAGTACCTCGACGGCCTCTACCAGCCGCTCCAGAGTGCCGAGAGCGTCCACGTCCGCTTCACGACTCACGAGCGGGCATTCAAGTTCTGGTTGAGGAACTGCGGCGCGCCCTGGTGGAGGTCCGCACTGACCCCGAACAAGGGCGACACGCTGAGCCCGTTCGTCGTCGTGGCCGCCCGCTAGGGCTGCGAGAGGAAAGGAGTAGAGCATGGTAGCGCAATACGGAGCAGAGCATCTGTTCTCGCGATCCGAGCGGCGGATGGTCGAGTACGACCAGGACGGTGCGTTGAACCTCGTCGACCTCGGCCAGCCGCAGGCGGCCGGCGCAACGGCCTGCCTTCCGATCGCCAACTTCAGGCGGTTCGCCGGCGGACTGTTTCGGTCCGTCGGGACGGGTTCGGTCACGGCGTTCTCGATCATCGCGGCCACGTCGGCCGCGGGGGCTGGGGTCACGGCCGTGAAGAGTCACGCGGTCGGCAGCGCGCCGAACCTCGTCAACGACACGATCTGGCTCGAGTGCGATGTCGAGCAGGTCAAGGAAGTGCTGGCCGCGGCAACCCATGTCGGCCTGCAGGTCGATCTGGTCACCGCTGGGGACGAGTGCGTGTTTTTCTTCGAGCGCGCAGAGCCTCGCTGGCCGGTGGCTGGGCTGACGGCCGACTACATCGGGTAGAGGGTTTGCCAAGAGGTGGCCGGGTCGCGCTGATGGCCGGCCGGGTCACTCAAAGAAGGAGAGAGCGATGAAGAGGATTCTGGCCTTCGTGGCGGTCCTGGCATTCCTGGCCGCGGGCACGTGGGCGAGCAAGACGGAGCTGTTCGTGCGGACGCAGCCTGGCGGGGTGTTCACCGTCACCAACGAGGGCCTCACGACCGGGAACATCTGGTGGGTCGACTCGGGCTCAACCACGGGCGCAGACGCGGCGGGCTACGGACAGAACCCCGACGCGCCGACCCTGACGATCGACTACGCCGTGGGCCTGTCGACCGCGAGCAACGGGGATCGCATCTATGCGATGCCGGGGCACGTAGAGTCCGTCGTCGAAGCGGGTGGGCTGACCCTGGATCAGGCGGGCATCGAGATCATCTTCATGGGCGAAGGCGCGAACCGTGCACGGATCAGCTACAGCACGGCCGTCGGCGCCGATGTCGAGGTCGACGCGGCCAATGTCACGCTGAGAAACCCGCTCTTCGTGGCGGCGATTGACGCGCTCACCGGGCCGATCGACGTGGACGCCGCGGACTTCACGATCATCAACGGCGAGTACAGGGACGGGGGCACGATCGACACGACCGATGCGATCGTGGCTGACGCCAACGCGGACCGAATGCGGATCCTCGGGTGGCGTTACGTGCGTGGCGACGAGGGCGGGACCGCGAAGCAAAGCCACATCCAGATCGCCGCCGCGGCCGATGTGGTCCTCAAGGACATCCAGGTGACTGGTGCCTTCGGGACCGGGATCATCGAAAACGGCACGGCTTGGGATGAGGTGCTGATCGAGGGCGCGGTGCTCGACAACACGAATGCGGGCCCCGTGGTGGCGATGCTGCTGCAGGCCGGGTCCGAGGGGTGGATGGTCAGCTCTCACATGCGGGTCGTGAGCGGCACGACCTGCGCCACTGCGGCCTCGGACATGCAGTACTCCGAGGCTTGGTGTACCGGCACTGACGCGAGTCGAGCCGCACCGTTCGGGGTTGCGCTGGCTGGCGACGCTTCGGCGCAGGCTCTCAAGATCGACGGCGCCGCGCTGGTGGCGGCCCCGACGTCCGATAGCTTGGCGGCCTTCATCGCATCTGGTGGAACCGCTCTCGGGACGGAACTGGGCGATTCGGTGTCGCTCATCGATGCTGTCGGGTTCGACGGTGTGGCGCGAGTCACGGCCACGGCCGGGATGCTGTCGGCTGCGAATGGGTCTCAGTTCTTGACCGTTAGCGCGGTCACCTCGAGCTCGATTCCGAGCAATACCCAGACCGCCGCCGAGATCACGGCGGCTTCGACTGGCGGGCTCCTGATCCTGCACGAGGTCGTGACCCAGTGTGATAACCCGGGGTTCGCCAACGGCACGAACATCGAGATCACGGTCGACAACGCCAACGGGTTGACCGGGGCCGCTGCGCCGATCGTGCTTGAGATCCTGGCGAGCTTCGGCTCGTTGACCATGATGGTTGCCTCCGCCGACGCAACCACCGCCAGGTTCCCGCTGATCCTCGAGACCGGGAAGAAAGTGTTCCTCCACGGGGACGACGCTGCCGGCACGGGCGGTGGGATCTGCCAGGTCTACCTGTTCTGGGAGAGGGGCGCCGACGGCGCGAACATCGTAGCGGCTGATCTGCCGTAGGGGTGAGCATGAGGCGGACTATTCTGGTGGGGGCGCTGGCGCTGGCGCTGGCGTCCCCGGCCGGAGCGGTCGGCACGCTCACGGTCACGGACGTGGATGTCGGCGGTGGGGTCACCAAGCACACGATTGCGTGGGTAGCGGATGCGTCGGGAGACGTGTCCGGCGAAACCCTCGCGATCAGTCGCGGCCGAATCGTGCAGATGCGGCTGTGTCCTGCCGTGGGCGGCACGCAGCCGGACCAGGGCTATGACGTGATGCTGCATTCGTCGCAGGACGTTGACTTGCTCGAGCGCAACGGCGAGGACCTGGACGAGACGGAAACCAGGCTGCTCGTGTTCGATCCCGCGTACTACCACGACACGGTGGCGGCGCTCGATCTGATCGTGGCGAATGCGGGCAACGCCAACGGCGGAACCGTGGATCTGTGGGTGCAACGGTGAGAATCGCACTCGCCGGCCTGGTGCTCGGTGCCCTCGCCAGCTCGGTGGCGGGCCAGACGATCGAGGTGGTTCCGCGGCGGGACGTGATCCTGTCGGATCGCGCGCATTTCCACGCGAGATTGAATCCCATCGGCGGCCTCCAGGTCGATCAGCCGTTCCGGCTTGTGGGTGTGCCGTTCGAGGGTGCGACGGTCGACTCCAACTTCTGGGCGGCCATCGCCAACGGTGCGGCGAGTGCTGCGGGCCAGGCCAACTCGATCGCGACCGTCACCAGCGGGACGGCGAACAGCGGCTACGGTCAGATCAGCACGACGCAGAAGGCGCGGTTCATGTCCGCTCATCCTCATATGTTCAGGGGCGCGATCCGGATCCCGGACACGACCGAGGCCGCGGTCACTCGGCGGTGGGGATCCTTCAGCGTCTCGACCGTCGCTCCGCAGGACGGCGTCTACTTCGAGGTCTCGGCCGCTGGCGTGCTATCGGTGGTCACGGTCACGGGCGCCACACCCACGGCGGTAGCGTCTGGCTCCTTCAACGGCGACGTGGAGAGCTGGACGCTCGACACCGATGTCCATGCCTACGAGATCGTCCACTTCACGATGGGGGCCTGGTACTTCATCGATAACATCTTGATCCACGAGGTGATCCCGACGACGGCGCCGCTGGCAGCGACCCTGAGCGTCCCGGCCACCATCACGGCGGTCAACGGTGCCGGCGGGACCGAGAGCGGGAGCGTCGAGGTCTGGAACGTTGTGGTCAACCGGCTGGGCCGGGCCGTCACGCAGTCGACGTCTTATCATCACGCCGTGGGCACAACGGCCGGCGTGATTCTCAAGCGCGGGCCGGGGCAGCTCCACTCAATCCAGTTGCACAGCATCACGAACAATAGCGTGATGACGATCTACGACAACACGGCGGCGAGCGGCACCGTTCTCTGGTCGAGCGGGAGCCTGCCGGCGATCGCTACGCCGTTCGATGTCCTGATGCGGATCCCTTTCCAGATCGGCCTGACGCTGGTCGTGGCCACGCAGAACCTGGGCGCGGTGGTCGCCTACGAATGAGGCTCACGCTCACCACCGCCACAGCCGCGCCCGCCCTCGACTGGGGGGCCGAACTCGTGACGCACCTACGCCTTGACTCGGAGCTCGAGCGGACGCGGGTCGAGAACATCCTGGTTCCGGCAGCGGAGGCGTGGGTCGAGGCTCTCACGAACAGGCAGTTGATCACGGCGACGTGGACGCTCAAGCTGGATAGGTTCCCGGCGTTCGATATCGTCCTGCCGAAGCCGCCGCTCCAGAGCGTGACCTCGGTCAAGTATGTCGACCAAGACGGCACGCAGCAGACGTGGGCGGACACCAACTACTCGGTCGACGCGCCCGCCGGACCCTACGCGCTACGCGGCCGGATCATGCCG